CTAAATCTGTTAATGTTGAGTTGATTATTCTACTAACATCAAATAATCCTACCTTAGAAGAGTTAGGATATTTAACTAAATTGTATTGTGAACTTCCGCTAGCCGATACTGCTCCACTCCAATACCATAATTCTGCAGTATATTGGAAATTAGATTGTGTAGTATCTGTTGATGAAGATAACGAAAATATCATCGGCGATTGTGCCAATGATGCTGTAGCTGGAAATTGTAATATTGATAACGCCATCTAAAATCTTTTATATTTTAACCTCTAAAGAAGGAAATGTATTGGATGGTTAATAAGAATACCTCTTAGTAGAAGAGTTTGGAGAAATCTTTGGACCTACCCCATACTTACCTAATTGTTCCTTTATTAAATCCTGAACAGCTACATCTACCATCTTACCCTGAATCTCTTTGAATGCACTAACAACTCTTTTATCTTTAGATGCTTCTGTTCCAAATGGACGGATGATAAACTTCTTACTTCTCCAATGTGTAAAACCTAAGTTTTGGAATACACCATATCTTACGGATGCTAAATCAAACTTTACACTTGTCGCATCTTCAAATGTTTTAAGAACCCTAATACTTTTGTATAGAGTTCCTGTTCTCTTTTTTAAGAATGTATTAGGAGAGTTATTTGTTTTTGTTGTGTATTCTTTAGCAACATTCTCAAATGTTTTCCTTGCATTCTCCTGTATTTCTTTTAGTGATTTCATTAGCAAGTGCCATCTAAATCAAATAAACATCTGTTTCTATCGTTATGGGTTATCGCAACAAAGTTACATACCCATCCTGCTAACCCATTATCAAAATCATCTCTAAATGGAATACATTGTACATCCTGAAATATATCAAATGATTCTACTTTATACTTTGTGTATGAAACTAAATCATTAAGAATTGCTAAAGTGTTTGCGTGTATATCTACTACATCATCTGTCCCATAATAAGGAACTGATTGAAAGTTTGTTCTACCTATTGAATCGTTAGTTTTAAGTTTAACTTTATCCGCAACGGTTAGTTGGCAATTATATAGTGTTACTGAATCCTGAAATGTTACATCAGTAATTAGTATGTTTCCCAAAGGATATGATGGAAATTCATCAACATCAATTGAGTATATATCTCCCTGTGTAACTCTACTGATACCTGGATGATTACTCATAATAACTCTAAAGTATTCTAATATATTATAGTAGAGTGTAAAGTTATTCTGTGGGGTAGTATCAATACAAAGTGGTTCGCAAATAGTACTCATAGTTTATTTTATTATAAGTTAAGTCCGCCAAAGTAAGCATTACCCATATCAGGATATATCTGTGTTTGATTACCAACTGATTCTAAGTATTCTGGTATCTCATTAGAATAAGATATTAAATAGTTCTGTAGACGAGTTGCATACCAATCAGCGTTTTGTCTAGCCTGCTCTTTAAGGTAATCAATTTCATTTTTAGATGGTGCTACAGATTGGTCTGAAAGGTGTTTAACAGCTCCCTCGCTCTTAAAACTAATTTGAGAGAATGGAATATATTCTACACAACTATACCATATCAATGTAGGTTTAATGTGTTCATCAATCAAATCCTGATAGTATGCATCTAAGCTACCAATTGTATTATCTAATATCTTAGCTGAAATGTATTCATATAGTACTGTACCTAATAGGTTATACATATACTTTCTCTGAGCAGTAACTACAAAGGGTAATAACTTATCCGCATCTATTGCTCCGTTTAGTGGAGTATTCTTAATAATATCGTTACGGGTGATAAATAAAGCAGTTGCCATAATTATTTGTTTTTATATACTTCAAAGTGTTTACTAAAATGAGGATGAGAAACATGAACTGGTTCTTCTTCTTCATCACTACTCATTTGTGAAATGTTATCTGTTGTTTCATCCTGTGTTTCAGGATTCTCCATTTGTTTGTTTGTTTCATCTTCTACCTGAGCAATACTCTTATCAGTTTCTTCTGCCTGTTGAGATAGAATTGCCAATGGAGTTAATTGTTCAAAGAATAATTGTGAATCATCGTATCCACCTTCTAGCAAAGCATCTGTGATTGCATTGATTACTAAGTTTTGGAATGGATTGATTGTCATTGTTTGCATAATAGAGAATGCAGTTTTCATTTCTTCTGATTGAGAGGAGAATCCGTTATTTGCAGTTCGGATACCTAATAATAATGGAGAAGTAATTCTATGTGCTACCAATATTCTATCCTGTGCGTAATCAGCAACATATTGGAACTTCTCGTGTAAGTTCTCAATGTTGATTGTATCAATTGTAGGTTTGTTAGCCGCATCATCGTTAAATGATAACATAAATCTACCAGCATTACGAGTACCTGTAAACTTTCTCTCAATTAGGTCTTCGATAGTATCTCTTTCTTCAGGTGCAGGAACTCCATTGTTCATATTCACCATCACTAATGGTAAGAAACCATTCTCAATGTTGTTGATATGTAGATTACTCAACTCAGCTTCAACCTGTGAAAATTGAAGTGCTGGTATCCAATCCGGTAGGGAATAGTAATACTTACCAGGTGTATAATTCTTAATCCAAAGGATTTCTCTCTTCTCCATAGATGTTCCGAAAGCAGGAATATGCAATTTATGCTTCTGTGCTTTCATATCATCCCAATCATTACAATAGAAATAATTTTGTATCTTTGGTTCTCCGTATAATTTCTCTGCTCTTAGGGTTTGTACAGGTATGTGATAAAACTTAATTACCTTCGTATGGTCATCATTCCAAATCACTTGGTATGCACCATTGCCATAAAGTTTTAAATCGAAAATTACCCTCTTAGTCTCTTCCTGAGGGATAAGACGGGATAGTGAATCAACAAATGATTCATTCTTAGTGTATAATCCCTTTCCAAAGATTAAATCCGATATACCTTCAATACACGCAGCATTTGTTGTTGATGTATTGTAAGCAGAAGTTACCGTATAAAAGAAATCATCCTGCATATAAATGCCGAACGGTACCCAATTATAACGGGTCTTTGTATCCTCTCTTACGATTGGAATATCCTGTTGTGCTAAAGAAACTACTGAAAAGTTTTGATACGATTTGTTCATATTATTTCATTATTATATATTCGTTATCAGTTGTATTACTGATGTATTGTTGATTTTGATTTTCGTATTGTGCTTTGTTTACAATCGATTGAGAACCATAGACTTGTATAGTTCCATTCCATACAGAGCAACTACCACTATAAAGGGTAGCTCTATACTCACTTCCTACACTAGCAGATGCTATAGAGCCTGTGAATTGTAACATTGATTCATAATCGTTATAAGTGTATCCTATAACAGATTGTGATGTGGTAGTCAAAGTGTACATATTATTCAAATGCAAACTCATCGTTAGAGTGTTTGCAGATGCAGTTACTAAGTTCTCTGTTCTAATACACCAATTATTTGAGCCTGATATGTAATAAGGTAGCATTTATCTCGTATTTATCTACTAATTTAACAACATTAACTCATAAAGTAGTGAAATAAAAAAAGGGTAACCATTTCTGATTACCCTACTTTTAAAGTTAAGTTTTAAGTCTTATACTGATTAGATATTTACCGCTGCGCCATATACGATTGTTGGTTTAACAGTCAATAATCCGAATGGAGAACCGAATGATGAACCTGAAAGGAATGATGCGTTATATTGCTCTTGTCCAGTAAATGTTACAGAGTATCCGTACAAATCTCCCATAGAACCACCCGTTTGGATAGTACCTGCGGTTAAATCTGCTCCTTCTCTCTCACCTACTAACAAAGTGTCCCCAGCCATTGTGTGAACTGCAATCTTCGGTCTTCCGTATGCTAACAATCTCAATTGAGTTGTCATTTCGTTTGTTAATTTCTTTAAGTTTAGTACTAATTCTTGTGAAAAGAATGTAGTTCCATTTTCTCTAGAAGAGTTAACAGTTTCAGTATAAGCACTTGTGCCTTTCAATTCGTAGTAGTAAACAGTAGAACCTGAAGGATACGCCGTAATTGGAGAACCTGGGTCAGTCGCGTCACTATGAACAAAAGAACCTGTATTGAAGTTCATAAAGTAAACACCGGCTAATCCACCAACGCTTTCTTTACATACTTCCTGTCTTCCTAATGTGATGATACAAGATGCCATAATTATTTGTTTTTAAATTTTTAATTTCTGTTTGTTAATCTTATTGAGTGAGGAGTAGCCATATTACTACCCCTCTCTCTTAATATGATTAGTAGTTTTTGTAGATAGCAATATCCTGTCCGATTCCGAACTGAGTACCTGCAGTATATCTCATAATAATTCTATAGTTCTGAGAACCATCTAAGTCAGCCATGTCTAATACTTTAACCTGATTGTAATCAGATAAAAGACCTGTACCGAAGAATAAGTTAGAAGATTGTGCTGCTACGATAGCGTTGTTCGCTAAACCTGGACACCATGCTAATTCAATACCATTGAAATCGTAAGGTTTTTGTCCTACTGTCAATTGGTTGTTGTATCCATTTGCACCTAAACCAGAAGCACCATTTCCTGCTAATGCAGTTTGATAAGCACGTGCCACATTTGTTGGAACGAAGATTTTTACATCAGGCTTTCCGAATACTGTTTGAGGGATTGCTTCATAAACTGAGTTTAATGCTGCAATTACATTTGTTGAAGTTACTGAACCAGATAATGATGCAGTTACAGGAGCAGTTGCTCCATCAGCACCTACTGAAGAACTTAACGCTGGATATAAACCACCGAATTGTCCGTTAGTTGCAGATACACCTCTCCAAATTGATTGTTCTGTAGCTTCTGCTACTTTACCACCAACATAAGATACTAAGAAATCGTTGAAGTTAGCAGGAATGTTATCAAATGCGCTAAAGCCCAATTGTAATGCTTCCCAGCTATCTACGAATTCTTGCTTACATAATTGTAAGTTAACTTGTAGTTCTTTTGGTTCTAAAATTCTTTCAGTTAATGCTACTGAACCTGTCTCTGTGAAATCACAAGATGCGTTAGATATGATATTATCTACAGCAATCTTTTGGATTACACTTTTGTACTTCACATTCGGCATGATAGTGATGTACTTATTATCTAGCGTAGTTGCTGATAATAACGCCGCTGCGATGTATTTACCCGCGAACTCACCTGCATAGGTTGTAGTTACTGAGGGATTTACAAAATTTTGTTGTTTTCTCATTTTTAATAAGTTTTTAATAATTTTTTATTTGTATAATTTAGAAAGGAATGTGTTTTGAGCATCCCCTGCTTTATTCTTTTGTTTTGGTAAGATGTTACTCATCTTAACTTCATCGATTGGAGCTCCATCTAATTTAGGAGTTTTATCTTCTTCCATATCAGCATCTTCTCTTTGTGGCACTTCTTCGATAGCTTCCATTTTAGCAATCTTCTTTTCTAATTCTTCGATTCTGTAGCTCATATCTTCGTACATCTTTTTCATGTCAATACCTACTTCATCTTCTAAGATTGGTTCTACTTCTTCTTCAACACCATCACCTGATTCCAATGGTTCTTCTTCTGCCATCTTTTCTTCTTTCTTATCTTTTCCGATAACACCATCTACCTGAGGAATATCTTCTACCTTAACATCTTCAGCTGTCATTTCTTCTTCTGATGAAGGTAATTCGATGTTTGCTCTTTCAACAATCTTACCATCTTTAGTAATAACTTTGATTATGGTTTCGTTTCCTGCTTCGTCTCTTAAAGATAACTCATGCTCACCATCTGGTGCTGGAGTTTTTCCATCTTCAGTTACAACATCCAAAGTTTCACCCACATCAAATGTAGGAGATTCTACGATTGTTCCATCGGCTAATTTAGCGTAAGTAAATTGGACTTCCTTCGTAATTGAAAGTAAAGCCATTATCTTATCTAATACTTTTTTTGAGTTCATAGTTTTGTGTCTTTTAGTTATTTAACAATTTGTTTTTTATTTGTATTTATTTTTTATTTTATATTACTATAAAATTTCCTGTTGATGTAAATGTATGTGAACGATAATTTATAGAACCTGAAGTAAAATCTGCTATAGTTCCACCTGTTATAGATGTTGCTCCACTTGCACTATATGCATTTGCAGTATATGTAATTATTACAATACCACTACCTCCATTACCACTAATTCCATTATTACCACCTGCTGCACTTCTCCAACTTCCACCTCCACCTCCACCGGTGTTTGCTGATGCCGATAATGGGTTAGTTGCAGTTTTAGAACCCTTTGAACCTCCACCTGGACCTGGTTCTCCAATACTTCCTCCTGTGTTTAATTCATATCCACCTCCTGAACCACCACCTCCATAGAATACAGAAGTTCCTGCTCTTAATGTGTATGCAGAACCACTACCACCGGCACCTGATGAACCAGCTGAATATGCACCAAAGTTACTTCTTCCAAATTGTGATGCACCTCCTCCACCACTTCCTTGTGATGTTCCACCAATACCTACACTTCCACTAAATCCTTGACCTGCTGAACCAGAACCTGCCACTCTTCGGTTATCAGCAGAACCTCCACCACTACCTCCGTTGTGTACGGATGCAGTATAGTTTCCATCAAACCCAACTCCAGCACCACCGCCAGATGCAGAAACAATAATTCCTGTTCCTGTAAATGATGAATCCTGACCTCTTCTACCATTTGGTGATGAACCATCGTTTGTACCTGCTGCTATACCACCTGTTCCTACATTTGCTGCATAAGTACCTGCTGATGCTATAGAGAGTGATGATGAATAAACAACACCACCTGCTCCTCCGCCTCCGCCAGTACCACATCCTCCACTACCTCCACCAGCTACTACTAATGTTTGTACTGACATCGAAGTAAATACTGCTCCTGCTTCTATTTGTTCTAAGAAACTAAATGGTGCGAAATTCATATTAAATAAATGTTTTAGTTGCTACCATAAATAATGTAGTATCGTAAGATATAAATGTTAGTATATCTGTCCCAGCTCCATTTGTTGGTGTATATAAACTTCCTGATGGTTGTTTAATTGCAGTTGAACAAGTTACTGAGTTTCCAGTTTGTGTAGTTACTCTTACATTTATTGTTTGTCCTTGTCTTATATTACTTGCACTAATGTGATTTGAACCAGCTCCCAATACTAATGTAAAGAAGTTACCGGTACTACAATCAAATGATGCAGTTGAACTAGCTACTGAACCCACATATTGTTCTCCTCTTACAGAAGAACTTATTATTTGTACACCTTTAAAGATGTTACTTCCTGTTATCGCATAACTTCCAGTCTTATCACTTAAACCATTTATTGTAGTTGTAAGTGATGAAGAAAGTGATTG